CTAAAATAAGTTCATCATTAAATAAACCTAGGTCGCTTGTTCGGTTGTCCGCTAAGACAATTTTCTTTGCCGCCTTTTCATCACACTCAACAAAAGAGACTGCAATCTCAGTCCAACCTAAACTCTTTGCGGCTTGCCAAGTGTGGTTGCCTGCCAAAATAAAACTTGTGCTTTGTTGGACAACTATTGGTCGGTACTGTCCATTTATTTTTAAAGATTCTTGAATTGCTTTTAGGTTCCCTCGGCGAGGATTAAGTGGGTACGCCTTTAAAGAGTCGATAGGAACGACTTCAGAACGAACTTGTATTGGGGTCACTCTTGAATCCTAAACCATAGTTAATAAACTATGGGTGTTTTGACCTCTAATAAATCCGCATCACTTAAAAGAATTAGGAAATCATAATCATCTAAATCGGGGTCTATCCAGCCACCTGTGAGTTCGTGTAAGCGAAGAAGTATGTTTTCTTTATCGTTCAGTTCGGGTTTGTAATGCCAATGCTGAGAGGCGATTTTATGAAGAAGTCCGCTCGCTGATTGGCTCTCTGTTAAAGTGCCATCAGCAAAGCGGACTCTCCATGTCGTCTGACTCACATGGTTATTACATCACAGACTGCATCCATCCACCGTGTTCCTTACCCAAGTCGGTGTCGTCCCAGTCCCATGTGTACTTGCCAGCCTTCTTCTCGGATTCATATTTCTCCAAGTCCTTAACCCACTCAGGCTTGAAGTCGGTGTATTCGACAATCGCACCACTACGAACCTTCATGTATTCGTATTCATTCATCTCAGCAATCCACTCAATCTTAAGCGAAGCCTTCTTCATCGCCTTCTCAAGAATGGGCTTAGTAGAAGCGAACACAGTCGAGCCTAGAGGTGTCTGAGCCACACAAAGAGGCGAACCACTAACTCGAGCCAAGTTCAATTCACGACCTCTATCGCCATCAATCCAAGCAAGAGCGGCACGACCTTGAATCTCAGTAAAAGCGGTCAAAGGATTCTCGTCATACTTCGCCATTACAAAAGCCGCCTCTGAATCCACTTCGCCAATTCGCTTATGGTTTGGATACGCCTTAAGGATTTCCTTATCGTTAGAAATATGTCCGTTATGAACGCCAACTAAGTTCTCTACAACAATCGGGTGGTTGTTGTGTTCGTTCTTAGGTGAGCCTTGAGTAGCAAAGCGAGTATGAAGAATTACATTCTTTACACCGCTTGGCATCAGAGGTAAGCGAGTCTGAACAAAAGTCTTGGCGCTGTATGGCGCTTTGGTATAACGAACTTCATTCTGCTTTGCGTTATACCAAGCCGCACCAGTTGCATCACGACCACGCTCAATGATTCCTTCCAAGAGCGCCGCTGATAAAACCTTTGCATCAATATGGTCTTCTGCCTTTACACAAAATCCTGCGATTCCACACATAATAGTTCTCCTTTGGGTAGTTGGGTTAATTAAGCGGCTACTGACTGACGATTAAGTTGAGCCTCACGACGAAGTAGAAATGCTTTGGTAGTTGCATCTACGCCATGAGCATCTAGGAATTCAGCAACTGTTGAGTAAGTCTGAAGTCCTTCTGCTTCTAGAGTTGAAACAGAAGCGGTCTTTGCAATTGCTAGAAGCATCTGAACCCAAGCAACAACTTTCTTTCCGTTAAGAGTTCCTTGGTGTTGGCGGAACTCAAGAGTTCCATACTTTGGAAGTGAGCAAGTATTAACTGTGAAGTAGCGAGAAGAACCACCACGACCGCTAGCGGCGTATTCAGCATAAGCATCAACATTCTGAGTTGAGTAACGCATTGTGTAGTTACGGTTGTGGCGGCGTGATTGTGAAACCAAGCGGTCCATTAAATCTTGATTACGAACATAAGAGTTGAAGAAGTTCTTGCGTTGCACATCATTCATACCAGCGGTATCAACATGAACATGAAGTCCACAAGTTGTATTAACTTTTGCACCAGCGGCATCAAGAGCGTTCAAAGCCTTCTCAAGTTCACGAAGTCCTTCTTCGCCTTTAAGGATTGGAGAAACTAATTCAAGTCCTGTTCCTTGTCCTGTGTTGCGACCAGTTACTGAACCATCTGTAACAATTTTCCAATCTGAAGTTACAGCGTGTGTGTAACCTTCAAATGAAACTCGAATACCAACTTGAGTTAGAGCGGCGACTGCTTGTGAAGGTGTGATGTTATAAAACTCTGCTTCGATTCCGAACTGACGAACTTCAACAGTCGATGTTGAAACTTGATTACGAAGAGCCGCCATAACTGCGTAACGAGCGGCTGAAGGATAATTTCCATAACCGAGTTGGCGAGCGATTGCTCCATAAGACATTCCTTGATTGCGAAGTGCTAATGCTTCTTCGTGTCTTGCGTTTGTGCTTTGTGTCATTTTCTACTCCTTGGGTTGAGTATCGCTTTCTGCGATGACGCCATTATCCAATTTTTCTTTGTACGCAGACAACTACATCCGCCTGAAATCCCTGCGGGGCTAAAACTTTTTTTACGCAGGGATTCAGATTTTGGATGAGATTTTGGTGTTTTGGCTCAGATTTGCAAGTTGAACGCCAAAGATTTTTCGTATTCAAGCCAATCGCCTGATTCAATCAAAAATCCTTTTGGAATATCTTTTGCAACAAAAGTTAAAGCATTAATTAATAATCCGTGTCGAGTTCTAACTTCTAACACTTCCGCATTGTAACCAGCAAAGACTTCCATCATTAAAACTTCTAAGAAGTCTTCAGTATTAGTTTGAACATCCATCAAAGTTCCTTTAACGGTTCGATTAAGGTCTTTGGTTATTTCAGGATACAAACCAAGTGGGTGTTTGTATAAAGCATAATTATTTAAAGTTGCTGGTTCATAATTTTCAGCAACTGTTCGAATCATTGAGTGGAGAGAACCTTTTGGTTGCAAAGTTCCATATACAAAAACTTTAGCCATTCGTTTCATTTGCACCTCTCCTAGCAAGTCGTATTAATAAGTCCGTAAGGATATTTTGTTTATCTTCTAAAACTTTACCATCGGTGGAAGCATCTACGAGTTCTCTCTTATATGCAATTAGTTCTTTTATATCTTCATCAATAGTTCCTTCAGCAATCAAAGTCCAAGCCGTTACTGAATCTTGTTGTCCAATTCGGTGAGCACGGTCGGCGGCTTGGTCCATATCGGCTGGAGTCCAACCTTGTTCAAGAAATAAAACATCACTAGAGGCGGTCAAAGTAATTCCAACTCCACCAGCCTTAAGAGTGCTTACAAAAACTTTACACTTTGGGTCGGTTTGAAAAGTATCAACCGAGCGTGCTCTTTCTTCTATTGTTGAATCACCAGTTAGTTTTACTGCGCCATAATGTTCGGCGATGCGGTTTGCTAACTCTTTATGCCATGTGAAGACTATTAACTTACTCTCTGAAGTAAGGAAGTTATCTATCCATTCAACTGCTGATGAGTATTTGGCTTCACTTGCTAATCGTTTCAAAGTATTTACGGCTACTAATTGTTCAGCGGCTTGTGCTTTCATTGTTGCAACTAACGCGGCTTCTCTTGCTTCGTGAGTACTGGCGCCGGACTTTTCAGCGGACTCGTGCGCTCGCCTTGCTAGATAGGAGATTAAATCTGATTCAGCCTCTCTATATTTCTTCATTTGTTCAAAGGCAGGTTCAACAATTACATCACTCCACCGCTTTGGAGGTAGTTCGGTAAGAACATCTATCTTTCTTCTTCGAACATACATACTTTGACGAAGGCGGCGATTAAGTTCAGGTAAGTGTCTTGTTCCTGAATAAGCATCACGAAACTTTGAAGCCCCACCAAACTCTTTTAATCGCCCAAGGATTCTTAATTGTGCAGTTAGTTCGGTTGGATTATTGAGAACAGGCGTACCAGTTAAACATAAAATTGGCTCTTGAATTCTATCTGCGAGCGCTATTGCGGCTTTTGTTCTCTTGGCTTTTGGATTCTTACAGTAATGGCTTTCATCAAAGACAGCGGATTTAAAACCAAGTAATAGTGGAGACCAGTAATCTAAAATGTCATAATTAACAATTACTACATCTGCGTTAGGAACATTACCTTTTCTACCTCTTAAAACTTGAACAGAAGTATTGGGCAACCATTTACGAGTTTCTCTTTGCCAATTTATCTTAAGGCTTGCAGGACAAACAATGACCGCTGGATAGGCTTTCATTTTATGAATTGTTGCTAATGCTTGAACAGTTTTACCTAATCCCATTTCATCAGCAATAAATAATCTTTTAGCGTTTATTGCATACTCAACTCCTGCTTTTTGAAAAGGCATTAGTTCGCCACCTAAACCTTCAATTACTAAATCTGAAGTAGTGGCACGAGAAGCGGCGACTCGTTCGTGCATCTTTCTTGCTTCTATAAAAGGTTCAGTACAACTTTCATGCACTTGTGCTTTTGTATCGGTTGCAAATTCTAAAACTTCTAAAGCAGATTCTAAAGGTGCGCTCCACGCTCGCAAGATAGATGAATAACGAGCCCTTGGTATCTCTCGAGCCTTTTCAATTAATTTTATGTCGTAATCAAAATACAAATAGAACCAATAACTATCATATTTAATAACTATTTTTTCTTCCGAAAGAATATCTTCTATCTCTTGGAGTAAAAATGAAGTCATTTACCTTTTACAATCTTGTGAACATTTTGTTCCGACATACCTAATAAGTCAGAAAGTCTGCGAGCGGTAATCTTATTTTCTCTTAATTTAATCATCAATAATTTGCGGTCTTCTCGAAGAGAGGAAAGTTCTGTTTCGATTCTATTTATCGCATCTGTTATTTCAACAACTGCATCTAGTTCATCTTCCATCACTTTCCCCCCTTTAGAGGTTCAAGTGTAGTGGTAAGCGAGCCGTCATCATTAAGTAAGACCCAACCTTGTAGATAAGTCTTAACTGGAACATTATTTGGCGTCTCATATTGCGGAACAATAAATCCATAATCCATTGCTTCATTACGATTGCTTTCTAAATATCCATGGCAACCTGTTGTTCCTGAACCGCATAACGCCATTAAGTTTGAAGGGTAATTAGTTTCCACTCTATGAGTTCCACCCATCGCTCTTGGTCGGCGATGATGAATAGACATAGGAATAGATTGAATTGAAACTCCACAACGCTCACATCTGAAGCCAGCCCGAACCATTACACTCATTCGCACCTCAGTAGTTGCTCCAGTCTTACGCCTCGATTTCTTTGGCACTACTACCCTCTAACTCCCGATTGAAACTTATTGAAGATAATTGTTCTTCTAAATGTTTCTGTGCTTGTTCTTCATATAATTTAAAGAATTGTGAACGGATAGTATCGGTATTTGTAGTCATGCAGAGTTCTCGATAGCCAATGGCGTGAACAACTTGTGCAACGGTTTTATCTTCAAAAGTAGGTCGTTCATAAATCCCATACCTTCGAACTTGAGACATAACTAATTCCCAAGCCTCGTTTTTAGTAAGCGGTAATCCGTCCATCTGTTCTAGAACTTTTTTTCTAATAGCGGCTACCGAGGGAGGAAATTCTGACGCCATTAGAAGCCTTCTAACAGCCATCTGAGCCTCGTTCTTATCTAAGTCGGCTAAGAGTTCTACATAGACCGCCACCGTCTCTTGAGTCGGCTTCCATGAGGGATAAGCACTCGCAATCATTCCTACTAAGACAGCACATTCTTGTTTAGTCATTACGCCTCCAAGTTGTTTATGTAATCCCTAACAACATCAACTCCTTTTGAAGTTTTGTTCCTTTGGGCTTGTAATCTCATCTTTTCGTACTGCTTCCGTAGAGCGGCTGGCGAATGGATATTTGAAGACCAAAAAGAGTCTGCTTGTGACCATCGTATTGCCGCTTCAACTTGCTCGACAGTCTTTTCATCTATTCGAATCAACTTATCAATATCAGCAACCCACTTACCACTAATGGTTGGTCGTTTAACTCCATTTGCAACCATTAAATCAGCAAGTAAATTACAAAGATAAAGATATTGTTTCGGGACTTCCTTATCTTGGCTCTCCTTTAAAGTGGCTTTCCTTATTTGGGAGGATTCAGTCGCCACCGTGGCTTCCTTTCGGCTACTACCGTGAGGACCGAAAAGAGGCGAGGTAGAGAGTTTTTCGTCCCCACCTATAGGAGAAGAAAGAACCGTATAGAGATTAGATTGAAGGTCGCCTTGTTCTGTATGTCGATGAGCAATAGTTATCGCACCGATTGAAACAAGTTCTTTTAATGCCCTATCAACTGGCTTTGTAGATTCCATACGCAAATCCGAGGCGAGTCGCTTCCTTGAAGGAAAGCACGACCCATCTCGGTCTGCGTATCGTCTTAAGACTCCATAGAGTCGAACGGCTTGTGGGCTTATTTCTGAAAATAAAACCCATTCAGGAATGATTGCAAAGAAGTTGTCGGCAATAACTTTGTCTTGGGATTCCATTATTGCCTACTCCTTATTCCATAGAAACCTGTTCGACTCTTTTCTTATAAGCCTGAACGAGCGTATTGAGGGAAGCGGAGTCTAGCGCCTTTTTTGCTTCCGACAAAGTAGGTTTCAAAGCCTCTAATTCGATTTCATTATTTGCTTTCTCAATGGCTTCGAGAAAAACTTTCACATCTTGAACTGGTACAACATCTTGTACCACTTCTTCAGTTATCTCTTTTACTTCTTTAATTGGTTGTAAAGGAGAAGCAGTTACTTCCATCTGTTCCATTTCTTCAGCAGAATAGATACCTGAAAGGTCTTGAGGGAAGGCTTTACGAAGTGCTAACGCTTCAGCACATTTAGCAATCATAAGGTCAGGCATCTTTGCCCAAAGTCCTGAAAGTTTTCCATTATATTGAACCGCATAAGAATCAAACTTTGCAGTCGCCCATAATGGCTCTCGCCAATCTTGGTGATAGATTCCAACTTTAGCGGCGGCAGGTGGTGTCTTTTCTAACCACACATCTACCCACACTCCATCTTCTCCACACCAATAAGTTGGAGTTTGACCTCCATACTTTCCTGAGCGTTGAGCAACTAAACGAAGTCCATCAATCGAGGCTTGAATAGTAAAACGACCAGCACGACCAATCATATAAATCTGTCGAGCGAATGGGTCTAATCCTGTTCGTTGGCAGAAGTGTAGAAAGACTCCTAAATCACCAGCACTTGCTTCTTGAAGTCCTAATTGTTTTAGAGCAGAGAGTTGTTTCTCATCCCAATTCTTTTGCTCTTGTGTTACTACTAATACGCCACCTTGGTTACTCATAGTTCAACCTCCACCTTGTATGAAATGTCGCTTGGGGTAATTTGGATATAAGGAACAACTTCACCAGTCTTAGGGTCAATCACTTGAACGCCTTCAACCTTGTAAGTCTTTTTCAACTCAGCCTTATCGACTTCGTATTTGATTCTGATTAATGAGTCATTATGATTCATTAACCAATCTGTTAATAGTTCTTCTGTTTCCCATTTTGGTTGTGTTACTCGAGAAGTAATTTTTCCATAAGGAGTAGAGATAGATTTTTTATCGGGGTCTGCTTCACGCTCTTTACGAAGATAGGCGGTTAAGTGGTTCTCAAAGAACTCTCTTTCTTGCAATAGTGGCTTATTTACTTCCTCTAACCACATAGCAATTCGTTCTTGTTCTGCTTTTGCAATAGCGACATTTGCCTCTAATCCAGCAATTACGCTTCTTACTTTTCTCATAGCCCATGTTGCCTTTTGCAAGTCATCAACAACAAAGACTTCTCTTTCGGGGGTTTCTTGAGTTTCAAACTCATCTATGGTTGCGAGTTCCATAAATATCCTTTCGCTTGGGATTAGACACCATACATGGCACCACCGACAAGACAAGGACATTGTTTAAGGTTATGTAATAATAACCAAAGAAGGTAAGGCTCTCTAACTTGGGGTGAGAGCCTTACCTTCCTTTTTAGTTTAGTACTATTTAAGCCTTTGGTCGAGCAATTGCCATAATGGTTTTGTAATCACGCTTCTTCAAATAAAATCCATCACCATTGGACTGAGAGCCAGCCTTACCTGAAGAAGTATTTCCTTCATAAACTTGAACATACTTTAGAGCGGTGTTATGCCATTTAACAATACCTACATGGTCAGGTTGAGCGTCTTCATCGAACTGGAAGAAAACTATGTCGCCGGCCTGAGCCTGTCCGATTGGTACGAGTTGGTTATTCTTAGTCAAATACTTTAACCAAGCATCGCAAGAGGCAAATCCTTTTTTAGTATTAGCAACTGCTGTAATCCCACCAGCATCAAAATACATCTTTGAGGCAGACATCGCGCACCAAGGTTGATTATTAAGTCCATACCACTTACCAAAAATGGTGTCGTTGTTAGGTCCTTCTGTATAACCAATAGAAGCCTTACACAACTCCATTAACTTCTTAATATCTAGAGCCATTACTTTTCCTTTCGTTTATCAACCTTTGCAAACGCATCGTTGATTTCATCACGAGTCAATCTACCATCTTGAAGGAAGGAACGCGATAAGGCTTCTACAACAGTCGATACTCCTAGAAGTCCAGCCATAAAAACAGCCGAGAGAGTATCAATTCCAAAGACAGCACCAGCGCCGATTACTGATAAACCTGAAGCCGCAAAGACGGCTAGGATTCTTAAAAGTATGTTTCCAAGATTATTCATTTTCACTTCTTTCTTTTCGTATTGGGTAAGTAATAATCCATACCACTATCGAAAACATAATTGCGTACCCAACAATGCCTTTGGCTGTTCCATCAAGAACAATCCAAGCAATAAACATTCCAAGAAGGGTGAATAACTGACCAATCAAATCTACAAAAAACGCTCTCATGCATTTCTCCTATAACCTACGGCTCCAACTGCGCTTGCGGCGACAGTCGTTGCGGCGATGTTTCCAACAATGGTGGCGGCTACAACTGTTTTAGTCGCTTCTTCTCGTTCCTCGTCAGACATATCGGCTCCAAGATTTCCAAGAGCAAAAATAAGTTGAGCAGGACTTTCAAAGAGAGCGGATAACATCTCGGCTGGGGACTCGAGTAGTTCAAGGGCATCTGCAACTACTGCTGTAATTATAACTTCATTTCCATTTTCGTCCGTTCTTACCTCGACTGGTTGCGTGTCGGGTAAGTCTGAATAATCAAGACCAGCCTCGGCTATTGCTTCTGATGTGACTGCTTGACCTTCAGCGGCTTGGATAAGAACTTCAGCAACAAGTTCTTTTTCGGCTTGTGTGAACTTACCATCGGATGAAAGAGTCTCGGAAAGATTATTTACTTCTTTTTGAGTAATTTCTCCATCACTATTTAAAGAATCTACTATTGCTTCAACATCAGCCTCAGTAATTTTTCCATCTTCTAAAGCATCCGTTAATACTTCAGCAGGTGCCAGTTCGACAGGAGTTGGCGGCGCTTCTTCCTCTATTGGTGGTTCAATTTCTTCGACAGGAGGTTCAACTGGAATTGGCTCAGGGTCAGGAATCGCAATCGGCGGTTCTTCTTCTATTGGTGGCTCAACAGGAATAGGATTTGGTTCTTCAACAACAGGAGGTTCAGGAGTTGTTTCTTCTACAGGTGGCGTTGGCTCTGGCTCTATTGGCTCTAATGGGACTGGCTCTACTGTCGGCGGTACTGGCTCGGGATTCGGAGTTGGTTCAACAGGAGTTGAAGGAATTGGAGTTGGAATTGGTTCAGGTTCGACAGCAGAAGGTGGAGTTGGAGTCGGCGTTGGTGTTGGCTCAGGCTCGTTTGGCTGTTGTGGTACGGAAGGAGTAGGAGATGGTTCAGGCGACACAGGAGTATTACTTGGCTCGGGTTGCGGAGTTGGAGAAACAGTTGGACTTGGTTCAGAAGGAGTTGGTGTTGGGGATGGAGTCACTTGAGGCGAAGGTTCGGGAGTTGGAGCAGGAGTTGAAGTGGAAGTCGGCTCGGGTGATGGCGTTGGAGTTGGACTTGGAACGGGCTCGGGAGAAATTGATGTGGAAGGAGTAGGTGCGTCTCCGTAACCTAAACTAACAGCCAAAGATTTATAAGTCCCACCACAAGGGTCACCAAATACATCGTTAATTGCCATAATGGTTGCAATTGCTTTTCCTAAAAACATTTCAGCAATTTTTTCAATTGAGTTTGGTGCGTGGCATTGACCAATTGAATATCCGTTAGGCGTTCCGTAACTTGCAAATATAACTGAAGTAAAAATCTTCCCAATAGGAGCAGAAAGAGTTAATTGCCCTCCTTCGTTTACACTACCATTAACACTATTAGTCAAAGAGGAAGGAGTAGGTGATGGAGATGGTGTGGGTGTCGCTGTTGTTGTTTCTGTCGGTGTCGGTGTGGGCGTTGGTGAAGGTTCTACAGTTGGCGATGGCGTGGAAGACGATTCAGGAGTTGGAGAAGTCGAGGGAGCGGTTGGAGTTGGAGATGATGAAGGGGATGGACTCTGAGTTGGCTCAGTTGTTGGAGAAGTGGAAGGCTCAGGAGTAGGCGATGAAGAAGATTCTTGTGTTGGTGTTGGTGATGGCGATGGGGACGCTTGGGGCGTTGTTGTTTCTGAAGGAGATGGTGAAGGTTCTAGAGATGGAGTCGGATTTGGACTTGGAGTCGGAGTAGTTACTGAAACAGTAAAGACTGGTCCATACCAACCAGCCCAAAATCCATTATCAATTCCTGAAGCAGTAATAGTTACTTGCCCTGAAGCCGTAACACTTACACTTGTTTGTTCTATTGCGTTACCACTATAACTTTGACCATTAATTGAAAGACTCCAATTATCTGCAATTGGAGAGCAACTACCAATGCAGTTAGCAATTGTGTTATTGATAGAAACAGTTACAGTAGAACCGTCTGAAACTGTTGTGCTGTATGTAGCAGTTCCACCTTGATAATCAAATTGAACAGAACTACCACTTACATTTGCGTTTGTTCCAACCCAAGTATCTTCGGCATACGCCATTGAACTCATAGCAAGATTAAATGAGAAGCCTAAAAATAAAGAGCAAAGAAAAACCCCCCACTTGCTTATGCTTGGGGGGGTTTTTGTTTTGAATAACTTTGGTATTTTGCTTACCTCTTTCGAGTTAGGCTTGAGCCTCGGTCCATGAAACACGGCCTGCTACCTGAATGGCTGAAGGAGTTAGATTTGTTACAAGAATAGTAAGAACATCGGGTCCATCAGGATAAATCTGTTGGTTAGCCAAAGTTGAACCGCCACCCATAATAGAGTTACCAAGGTCGCGCAAAGTTGTGAGAGAGATACGGTCTGTTCCTTGAGATAAGAAACCACCAGTTACTTCTCCACCGCTTACTGTTGTCGAACCACCAGCGTAGTCAGCAATTTGAGCAAGAGATGAATTAACTGCTGTTAAAGAGTTACCTGTTGGGCTTGTCCATGAAGTAGCCGAAGAAGGCAATCCATTAAGTACTGCGGTCACAAGATAGTTTGAAGATGGAGATGCTGTCGTCACACCAACAGATTCCATTTTCAACTGCATACGATTAACAAGTTCACGAACACCAAAGGCGGCACCAATACCATTATCAACAGTAGGTGCTACACGAATAGACATAAGTGCCTTTGTTTGAAGACCTGTAAAGGTAAGCGTTACGCCTGCATTTGTTGCTGTTGCTGGAAGACTCAAAGTTAAAGTTGTTCCTGAGATTGCTTGGACAAGAGTTCCTGCTTGAATACCTGTTCCTGAAACAGATAAACCAACAATAATGTTTGCGTTAGCGGCACCCAAAGTAACGGTTGCACTTGTATTAGTTGTGCTACCTGATGAGGTAGTTCCAGTTGAAGAACCGAGAGCAGTTAGTGTGCTCTGTCCATAAGTAAAGATAAGTGACTTATCCTCATCAAATCGACCATCCATAATTACTGAGGTTCCCCAGTGAGAAATAGTTGGAGCGTAAGTTGGTTGAGATAGTTCAACTAAAATAGGTGAGGCGGTTAGAGAAGTAAATGTAAAGACTTGAGGTGAGCCAATATCCATTGGAGGAATAGTTAGAGTTGGATTAGCACCAGTAACGGCAACACTTAAAGTAAAGGTTGTTGCAGAGTTAATTGCTTGAATGTATCCACCTTCAGGCACATATCCATTTACTAAATCATAAACTTTTTGACCAACTTGTAGATTTGTTGTTGAGGCAACCGTTACTAAGTTTGAGCCTGAAGTAACTGTTGAAGATACGCCAGCAGGGATACCTGCCTTAGAGCGAGTAAGACCAGTAAATTGAGTTGCAGTCTTGCCTGTGTAATTAACAAATTCAATTTGTGTGTTATTACGGACAAGTAAAGTTCCCGCTGAAGGGAAGTCGGCAGTTGATACAACAGTCATTACACCATCGCCTGCCTGAAGCGTTGCGCCTAACTTTGTGTAAGGAGGCTCCATACGAGTTTCGTATCTTGCAGGAAGGTTACCTGAACGCATATAGGCTTCGGCATTAACATTGTTATTAACCATTTTGTGGCAATAAGTAACTGTTCCATCAGTTGCTCTAAAGCCCCAACGGATTGCTCCAGCACCATACCAAGTGTAATCAATATAAAACATTTGCATCTTGCTTAAGTCAATGTTGTAACCGCTTGTTCCAGTTCCATCCATCTTGTCGAGATTCCATTGTGATTGAGGAATCCGAGTATCAACTGTCTTTGTTATTTGAACCATTGAAGCAGTTGCGCCTCGATAAGCAGGAGTAATTGTGAAAGTATTATCATCAGCAATACCAATTACTCGGTAGGATTGACCTCTTGCAACAATAAAGTTACCAATTTCTAATTGAGTTAAACTTTGAGTTGGAAATGAAGAAGATGTTCTTGTTACTTGGTCTGAGCCATTAGTAAGCGTGTATCGACCAGGAAGTTGGAAAGTAGAGGTTCGGCGAACGACTTCTAGATTCTGGCCATCGAACTCAAAGAACACTCCGTTTTGGTCATCGAATAAACCTAGACGATTAACGGCTCCGTACCAACTATTAACAGCAACAATGAAAGGTCCTGTTGCAGTAGCAATAGGTGGAGTAGTGGCAGTATTAAAAGTAAAACGATTGTAAGAAATAATAGAAGCAACTGTAAATGTGCCGTTGTAAGTAGAGTCGTTAGATACACCTGAAACTGTAACGGTCGCACCAGTCCATAAGTTGTGGCGTTCTTTAACTTGTACAGTAACTACAGTTCCTGATGAAGTCATTGAATCTACTTGTAAAGTTGGCTTTAAAATTGTTCCTGAAGAAATCTGTAAGCCTTTACCAGACTGGTATCGGAAGTAACGACGAGTTTGGCGAATAGCGGCTTCGTAATTTGAATTACCATTAGAAGAAAAAATAACTCCGCCGTCAAACGGACGGTGCTGGAATTGAGCAGAAGGTCGAACATAAAGGTTCATGCTTCCAACGCTTAAAGATGAAGGCGTTCCACTTGCATTGTCCACATAGTAAGTAAAAGTTGTAGGCGAACCTAAAGTTGCTACTTCCCATGCTCCGTTTGGTGGGTTTGTTCCTGTAATACCAGTTACATTTATTTCGTTACCAATAGCAAGACCGTGTGGAGTTGGAGTTGTTACCGTTACTGCTTTACCACTTGTATTAACAATGTAGGAACCTGTTGGGTTAATTTGAGCGTTAGTAAAAAAGGTCGCTGTGTGGATTGTGGTTTTACTTGCATCAAAGATTGCTGTAAAGGCGCTGTTGTTTGTTGCGCGAGCCTTATAAGTCCAGACAGTTGTTCCGCCACCTGACTCAATTATGAAGTTTCCATTAGCAGGTGTTAATAATGTATCGCTAACAAAAATTGGAGTTCCGTTTGCTGGTGCTACTCCCGAACCAAGGGTAACGATTACTTGTCGGGAGTTAGCAACATACTGCATTGATACAATGTTCGGAATAGAGTTAGGACTTGCAAAAGCAAAAGGCATATTATTTACAACCGCTAAGTTTTCCCACTTGGTTGTCTGCTGACCATACTCAAAGTCGGTATCGATAAGAGATTCAGGTTGAGCAACACGAAGTTTATTTGTTGGGTCGTACAAGATTTCAGTTGGAGTGAAAGTCGTTGTAGTCCCTACGGTAGAGGTTGTAATTGGCATAATTGGTTAGCCCTTTGAAGTCTTTTTAGCAGGTGCCTTCTTTGAGGTTTTCTTCAAAGCGTTAGTAGTTGCTTTTTGTCCTTCTTTTAGAATTGACTCAGCGACTAAACCAAAGGCAGGGTCTTTTTTATTCACATAGCGAACGACAACTGGGATTAGAGATGCCCATAAAACATTAGCGACATCTGCCCATTGTGAGCCAGTAAATGTTGTTGGACTTGCTCCGTTACCAACAATAACAATTGCGCCAATCAATTGACCAGCAAGGTTACGGAGGTATGAGTCAAGCATTGCTTTGTACTTAGGGTTCATTTGGTCTCCTTTATAGACTTAACTAAATCATATAGGTCGTCTAGGCGAGTTACTACGCTCGACTGGCGTTCTTCCAGTCTTATGATTCTATCAGCAAGGTGAGAGCCGCCATTGGTTTCTAACTGCGACACCAATTTTAGAATTGGGTCAAGGCGGCAATCTAGTTCGCTTTTCATTTCTTCTATAAGGGCTTTTTTCACAGGCTTCCACACAAACTTAGATAGGACGACTTGGATAGTTAAAAGACTTCCCCCAATAACGCCTACGGCGCCAGCGGCTTGAAGGAATTCATTCATAAGTCTAAGAATAACAAGGGTTCTAAATATAGGTAGAAAGAAACGCTTATGTGAGTTTGCCTAAAACAATTATGTCGTTATCGTAGAACAGACAGACAACTACATCATTGACGGTTGGAGTATAAGAAGCCAAATATCGAACTCCCGTGATAGGAGTTGTGGCTCCCGAAACCTGAACAGAGATACGAGTATTACCACTTGTCCGAGCCGTAACAACTCCAAAATGAATAAAAGTTCTTTGTTTATTTTCAATAATTTTGTTAAATAAGTTACCAATATCCATTACACAGTTCCAATCTCAACGACCTCATTAGAACCAACAACACGAACGACACGAGTAGCAATACTAAGAGCAGATGTGTAGTCCAATGGAATATCCATTGAATCAATAATTACTGTTCTATCTACTTTCGCGCCAATGGATTTAACATAGATAACATCATTAACATCTAGCGATGGGTCCACAACGGAGTTAAAAGTAATTTGTTCCTGCTGTCCAATATAGGTATTCAAAAGCAAGGTAGCGGCTTTAATTGCTTCAGCCGCAGTTCCAATGAGGTTAGTTGTAATAAAAGTAGGAACAGAACCAAAGACTCCATACCTATAAGTTGGGCTAGTTGTATCTTCGTCCCATACTTCAACTCGTATAGGTGTGGTTACTTGACTTCCTTCAACAGTATAAATAACTCCGTTATAAGTTTCTTTAGTTGAGATGTTTCTATCCAAAGAGGTAATGGTTGTTCCATTTCCTTCTTCGTAAGTGGCTACAACAGAGGCGGCATCTAGGGTTGGAAACTGTTTCATAACACAGACACCAGTAACATCAAAGTAAAGGTCGAAGCCAACAAGTTGAGCAATCATAACGGCATCTTTCCAAGGGTCCACGCTTGAGTCTGCTCCCAAGATAACTTGGTTAATGGTCACATTTGTAGTTGGAAAGTTAATTTCAATATCGGGGTATCGGTTTTGTAGTAAGGCTGTTAGTGAGGCTTCTAGCGTTCCATTGACCATCTGATAAGTAGAAGTCCATTTATTGCGAGAAACAATAATAGATTTATCTTCACCTCTAATGGTTAGAGATACTCCATCATTTTTATCTTGTACCAATACCTCAGTAATAACAAAAACTCCTAGAGGTATGTATTCTTGAGTCCCATCAGAAAACTCTATGCCTCGATACACTCTTAGTTGATTACCAAACGGAGCAAGAAAATCAAAGCCATCATCAGGAACTAGATTTGCGATGGTTCTGTCTGTCGTTAAATTGACTTCACAGGTTCGGCGAATTGCATTACTTGTGCTAACAGTAACTTTGCCTTTATCGATATCTAAGTCAATAAGTTTGCGGTCGCTAGACCATACTTCTGCTTTACCTATTACTTTGTGGTCGGCAACAACCGCTGATTTAAAAGAAGCGCTTGTTGGATACATTACTCAGCGATTTCTACATAATTTAAAGTAATGTCTCGATACACATTTCCGCTTTGTGTTTCTGCTGTCCACTTACGGTCTGTAATACGAATATACTTTTGGTTACCAAAAGGGTCTTGGATTAACAACTTACCTTGATGAGTAATAAGAGGATAAATGGCATCCCACTCATCTTCGGTAACAGTTTTAACATTGTAAGCACCATCTTCACCCTGAAGTGGACCGGCAACGATAATAGGATAATTAGAACCTAATGGTCTAAAAACAGTATTTGGTTCATCTACTTGAACATCTAGTTCTTTCAAAACACGAATAGAACCTTTATTCAAATCAGAATCTTCAATACATTTAAACCACCAAGAAGAATCGTTGGTGATAAGAACTTGCTGAGTGATAGACCAACCTGAAGGATATTCGATAGAGTTTGAATCTACTCCAACTGCTCGAGCACGATAGTAGGCAGTAATGCCTCTTGGTGCTTCGTAATCGTCAATAATGCCTTGGTTAGATGCGTTAAGAGTTATGTTGTCTCCATTACGAATATAATCCCAAGTAACACCCTCATCGTCAGAGCGTTGAACTTGATGATACTGACTTGTTAGCCCACCACTTAAAGAAGAGCCTGTAATTGTGAATGAGGCTCGAGCCAAAGAAGCAGACCAAGCAACTGCCATTGTTGGCACAGGTTGAGTTGTGTAATTTACTGTGAACTCAGAATAAGACCAATCAGACCAAAAAGGTGTTCCATTAATATCTTTAGCCACTCGAACAAAACAACGATAAGTCGCTGGAGTTAAAAGAGCGCCAACCACAGATGTTAATTCCGTTGTAGCGAGTTCACCTGAAGTCCAAGTTGGGGTTGAAGTATCTACATTCCAACCGCCAGCGCCGTATTGGCTTGAACTAAAAACTTTAATTTCAACATAATCTTGAGTTGAGTTATCTACTGAATCTACATAAGTCCAAGTTATATCAGGAGTCGTTGTACTTACTGAACCAACAGGTGCGCTTACAGTTCCAACAGTAGGTTTTGTAACAATATCAACATCAACAAAAAGTTCGTAAAACTTTCCTCTATCTGTTGATTCTTTATACTCGGTGCATTTAACACGAAGGTTGTTTATGTTAGTTTGAGTCCATTCTGAACCATCAGGCGCAGAGGTAAAGTAAGGACCAGTGAAAGTAGTTGGCGAAGTATTTGTTCCACGGATAGCCAAGCCTGAATAAAAATAATTTTTTCTATTGATAAGGGCACCAAGATAAACATTAAGGCGACCCACATCTGTTGGAGTTGAAACTCGAGCACGAAGGCGAACCTGTTTAACTCTTTGAGAAGAAGTTAAAGTTGCGCTTGCAAAGTCTAAAATAACATCAGCGGCACCAGTAACAGTTGAAGTCTTTTGAATAAAAGTAACATCATTACCATCACTTAAGGCGCTATGTATATTGGCTGAACCGCCTGAGATTGTGTAAAGAGAACTACCAGTTGCGGTTGCGTTAGGACTAACTGTTGTGACTGCCATAATTACCTCGCGCTCAAAGCGTTAAGTAACGCTCTTGTCATAATTGGTTCTACATCAGCGGCTGGAACATTAGAGCCAAGATTAACAGTAACGGCTCCCTTTTCAATAGTTGTATTTTGTGCGGCTAGGCGAGCGGCGTTCTGAGAATCAGATACAAAGCCTTGTGGTAGCGGAGCACCTGCAACTGCAACGGTAGGAATCTTTACTGTTGTTCCAGCCCAAATCATATTTCCGTTTTTATATTTAGGGTCTTCTGTGAACTTAGGATTAGCCGCAAGTATCTTTTTAACTGTTGTGTCGTTTGCTTTAGCAATTGCAGATAAAGTGTCTCCACTTTTAACGATAACTTTTTTGGCGGCATTAACAGCCGTAACTGTCGCCTTACCCCATTCTTCAACCTTTGGATTAGGTTTTGTTTCATCAACTTTAGGTTCGTCAGTAACTTTAGGTTCATCTTTAGGCTCAGGAACAACTTCTGTCACACTTCCTGTAATTCCAGTAACTCCAGTAACTCCGATAGCACTAGCGGCGGCGGCCATAGCGGCGGCTATTTGAGCGGCAATAGATTGTGCAAGTGCGATTAGTTCTGCCTTACGCTTTTCTAAAGCATTAATCATGTCTTGAATAATGTCGTTACCAACATTTGTACCAACATCAGCCAAAGGAGTAAAGGCGGCTTCAATTCCATCCGCAATTTTTTTCATTTGAGCCATAATGCTGTCGTATTCTGATTGAGCACCCTTAACCATTGCTTGTGCCATTGATACAGAGTTGGCGTAGAAGGTATCGGACATCTTTGTACCAAAGGCTTCAGAAGCAGTATTTATTTGAGCGTATAAATCATTAACTGTTGTTACTGTGTCATCGCCACTCTTAGCAAGTAAGGCGGCAGTTGCACCAGCGGCTTCAGGACCAGCCTCAAGTAGTTGTCTTACATACTCTTTGTTATAACCGCGAGTTAATAATGTCTGTATGTTTGTTGTAAAGTCTTTAATAGTTGCAAGACTAGATTTTAATTTATCTACAATTGTATCCACGCCTGATTTAGTCTGACCCATTTGAGTAATAACTAGACCGCTCGCAGTTTTAATTACCTTAATTGTTGTATCGCTATCAGTCTTTGATAGGTCAGCAAGAGCAGTTCCAAATGACTTCATACTGCTTACAATGCTCTTTTCAAACGACTTCTGTTCGGAAAGAACATCTTCAAGATGCTTTTGTGCTTCTTCGAGAGCGGTAGCGGCGTTATCACGCTTCTTGGCTAGTTTAACTAATTCAGCAGTTTGGTCAGTTAGATAATTAATTAACTCGTTCTTCTTTGTGCCACCAATTTCAGTAAAGCGCTTTTCAAGAGCCTCGCGCATTCTGTCGTACATTCCGATAATGCCATCGACAGTTGCTTCTCCGCTAGCAAGACCCTTACTTAATTCATTTGGTTCACCAAAAGGCTTACGCATTAAGTCTTCAAATGCCTTTGCGCCTTCTTTTCTAGCGGCTACTGCATCTTTTAATCTGTCGTAAGCATCATCGAGTTTGTCTGATACTTCTTCAAGTTCCTTAGCAACAGCCATCGCCTCAGCAATACGAGAACGAACATAAGCATTAATCTTGTCCCATTCTTTTTCAACCTTAGCCATGCCAGCGGTATCTTTAGCGGCTTCGAATATCTCTTTCTGCTTATCAAATATCTTTCGCAGGTTATCAAGACCGGACATAATCGTATCTCGAGCGTTGTCTGCACCATCTACAAAACCTTTAGCAAAGTCATTTGTAATAAAGTCGTTATAGTCTTGTACAACAACTCTTAGTTCCCGCTTCAACTCCGCTAACTTGGCGGCTGTCTTAGCACCAGCCTCATCAGCGCCATCAAGTAAGCCTGAGGCATCAAAATTAAACTCATCGTCAGAGATTTTAGGTCCAGTTGGTCCAGTTTCTTTTTTACTCTTAGGACCAAAGGAAGGTAGTTTGAATCTTTTCTTTTCTAGGGCATCTAACTTATCTGCAAAGTCTTGAACTTTATTTCCTGCTTTATCAAAGAAGTCGCCAATACCTTTAGACATTCCTTCGATACCCTTTAATGCTTTTCCAGCCGCATCTACTCCAAGTAATTCTAGTCCTTTAAGAAGTAACTTCAAAGGTCCTGTTACGACATTAAATAATCCTTTAAGCAAGACTCCTACAATTTTAATAATGTAGCCGATACCCATAACGCCAGCCTTGCCAACTTGAATCATTATCTTTCTAAACTTTTCAGAGTTGTTCCAAGCCAAAACAAAGCCAGCGATAAGTGCTGTTAAAGCGGCAACAATTAATCCGATTGGATTAAATGCCATTGTTAAATTAAGTAATCTTTGAGCGGCTGTTAATTTTTTAGTAGCGGCGGTGCTGGCAGTTTGCCACCAAGTATGCAATTTAGTAGCGGCGGTTAAAAGTAATGTTTGAACACGGAAGGCGGCATAAGAAAGAGCGGCGACCCCAATTACATTAACTAAGAACTCAACTACGCCAGCGTGCTTTCTCATAAAGTCACCAAGTTTTGCAAAGACCGCAATAACGCCAAGAATTGCTCCACCAAGTATTTTGAAAGCAGGAACTAAAAAGTTTTGGAATAAAGGTTTTACTATTGTTGCAATACCACCAAGGATTCGACCAATTTGACTTACAAGGTAGCCCATAAACTCAATAAAGCCTTCAACCATTGGACCGACTTTGGTGAGCATTGTTTCAAAGGTTCCACTAATAGCAGGAACATATTTATTAAATCCATTTACGAATGCATTACGAACTGTATCTTTTAATGTGGACATTAAACCAGCCATTGTCTTTGACTGTGCTTCCATCATTCCCTTGAAGCCCATAGCGTTCTTTGAGCCTTCTTCCATGCCTTTAATTAAAATACCAACACCAGCGGAAGCAGGGATTGCGCCTTCTTCAGACATCTTTAAAATCTCAGCGGTTGTTTTTCCATAAGCATCTGCTAAGTATTGAAGTGCTGGAATACCTGCTTCTGCTAACTGACGAAGTTCACCACCTGATACTTTGCCCTTTGCTTGCATTTGTCCAATGGCAAGAGTTAATCGGTCAATACCTTCAGCACCAAGAGAAAGTCCTGAAGCGGCGTTACCAATAGCAGTAAGCATTGGTAGAACTTGTGAGGCTTCGAATCCGAAAGCCATAAGTTTCTTTGCTCCTGCTTGAACTTGTGGAAGTTCAAAAGGAGTCGTAGCGGCAAAGTCTTGTAACTCTTTTACAAATTGAGTTGCTTTCTCAGCCGAACCCATCATCTTTGTAAAAGCAATCATGGACTGTTGGTAGTCCGAAGCGGCTTTAACTCCAGCGGCGGCTAGTGCGCCAAGTCCAGCGGCGGCGGCTATTGCGCCTCGCTTCAAATACTTCATCGAAGCAGATGTTTTACCTACTGAAGTATTTAATCCGTTAAGGGAATTAGAGGCGGCGTTGGCAGAAGATATAAAGGACCCTGTATCGAGGGTCATTTTACCTTTTACATTATAGTCAGCCACACATCACCTCCGATTTGCTTTTTCTTGTTCCCAAACTCGAACTTGTTCTAACGCCTCCCACTCTGCTAATTCAATTGCAGAAATAGGGTTATGGGAAGGACTGCCGTTAAGTAACTCATCAACAGTCCGTCCCAACCTTTGTGCTAGTTCAAAGACGAATCTTCGATAACCGTTTCGGACGAATCTTTTCCCAAATCGTTTGAAGTTTCTGCTAAGAAACCTGAAAGGCGCATACCGACAGTTGCAAGACTATCTAATGCATTAGCAGACTTCGAGAGTAATGCCGCTCGGTCTTCAGGATTGAAAATCTTCTCTCCTGTTTCAGAATCGAACGCTGTTGAAATAACAATTTCAGGATAAACCATTTGTAGGTTCATTCCCTTTTCGTCTTGGGCTAGGTCAAGGATTCGTGTACGCTCTGCGCCAGTCATTCCTCGAACTTCGATTGTGATATCCCACTCTTTAACTTTTACAAGTTCTTTAGGAATATCATTGCTATTTAGAATTTGGTCTCTTAAGGACACGATTACTCTCTTTCGATTAGGGTCTCTAGGACTCGGTTATTGGGGTTATTAAGTTTTTGTTAAGCGTAGGTACCGCGTGTTATTGCGCCAGTTACTTGGAACTCTGCTGAGAAGCCGACAATGTCGCCTACTCCACCATTAACTTCGTATGAAGTTAGGAATGCTGTTCCTGTGTACTTGACTTGACCGTTTGTAGAACCTTCAGGTCCATAAACGAATGCGCTCGCTGTTTCATTACCAACAAGTCCTGATAGGTAACCATCGACTGTTGCATCGAAAGAACCTTCTATGGAAATTGTTGAATCTGAGAAACCAACAACATAAGACTTCGATGTTGAACCGAAAGAAGTGGTTTCCAAAGTTTCGATAGAGCGTGGCATTGTTACTGAGTTCAGCGTGTTGCTGATGTCACGAACTACTGCTCCGCTATCTGCGATTGTGAACTGCGAGTTTTTACCGTGGCGAAATGTTGGCATTTTATCTCCTTGCGAATCCAACGGTGATGGTAAGTGACCCTGTTGAGCCACTTATTGCAGATACATTCACTCGAAGGTATCTGTTTACTGTCGTTCCAGCGGCTACTTCAATTCTTTCTGAAGTAGTTGTGCTAGAAGTTGTTGCTGTAAAGACCGACAAATCAGCCCATGTTGAGTTATTTGCTGAGTGTTGAATCTTTATTGTTGCGGCGCCGTTACGAGTATTACTTGTAACATGCAAGTGACCAACACCTCCATTTGTAGTAGAGGCTGAGTTGTCCACACTTGTATTTGCAACAGTCGCTGAGACTGTCTGATTAGCGGCAAGTAATACACCACCATCGAATCCGCCTACTGTTCCGCTTGCTTGCGCTTCAGCGGAAATTGTTACCATGTCGGCAACAGCGGAACTAATTTCATAAGAAGTTTCATCGGTATTAATTAACTTTGCTCTACGACCTAAAGTCGCGCCTTCACTACCGACTGTAATAATCTTTTTTGAGTTTGAAGCAACTGCGGCAGATAGAACTTCATCTACACCATCGGTATCTCCAGCCCACAGTCCTTCAAGACTAATAGAGCCATCTTTCATTCCGATTGCGTAAGTTTTATTTGCTGAACCAAATGTTGTTGTCTCTACGGCTTCTGCCATAGCGGTTGCTGTAACTGAGTTAAAGTATTCGCTTAGATTGTACTTATCAAAAAGAACAACGGTATTTTTACCATGACGAAATGTTGGCATTATTTATCCTCGCCTTCGATAGTTTCGGCGGTTTCAAGAATTATTTTTTCTTCTTCTGGGCTTAAACCGTCAGAAAGGTCAATTTTTGTTAATGGTTCTTCTTCTACAACAACAGGTGCAACTTCTTTGACTGTTGTTTTCTTATCAGGTGACTCAATAAGTCCTTGTTCAAGAAGCCATTTAATAGAATCCCCAGGCAAGTCAGAAACAATGTCGCCTGCTTCTACACGCTTGTTAGGCGGATAATCAATTCCAACTACTGCACGATACTGAGCCATACTGCCTCCTTTGGACAGGTAGGACCCCAGTACCGAATTGGTCACTTGGACTCGACAACGGTTGGGGTCTCTAAGGACACGATTAAGTAAAGAGTATCACTCAGTTTCGTTTTTTGTTCTTTCACGCTCCGCGCGTTCTTGTTGAACCATTGTTAAAGTTAGAAAATAGCCTATGCCGTCAATGGCATTATCAATTTTCTGACGATTAACTTCTCGAGCAATTTTGACTCCAACCATACAAAGAGCCACTTGTTCGGCTGATACAGGAAAGCCTAAAATTGCCTCCCATATCTTTCCTGCTCGAGTGAAGTCGTCTAGTGGGTGTCCGTAATCGTTTTGTCTATCGCCGCTAACTAATCGAACTGCATAGTCGGCTATGTCTTGTGGAGAGTTCATAGTATCTGTAGGTCTTTCACTTTCGCCTCGGGATAAGTTGCGAAGGTTAGAACTCCTGCTTGACTGTGCTCGCCTGTTGTTAGTCTGAACCATTCCGAACCTCCGTCTAGTGCTGGTGCTTGAAGCCAATGAACACTTCCCCAATCTGCTTGTCGTAGATGGTGATAGTGACCAGTTATTAAAATGTCGCACTCTCCGATTGGTTGGCGACCAAGAGCCATTTTACTTAACCAAGTTTTCAATTTCATTTCTGCTTGACCGCTACCTCTAGCAGTATGTCCATGAGTTAATCCTAAAATCCATCCCGCCGTTTCGACCGTAAGGGATAAGTTATCAGGAGCCATAATGACCTCAACATGACCGTACGCTTCTTGGTTGAAGGCGAGGACATCTTTAACTTGGTCAATAATCGCAAGGTCGTCATTGTCTGCAAGTGTGGTGAACGCTTTTCCATTCGCTGACCTATTCTCTCCATGGTTGCCACCTACTGCAATAATTCGAACTTTATCGAAATGAGGCGACCATAAACGGATTGCTTCGAGTAATAATGTTCTAACTGCATTTACTTGTCCTCGTCTATCTAAGTCCACAGAGAAGGTTTGCATTTCATAATGCCCCAAACAGCCTTCTACGCTGTCTCCTGTCCATATTATTTGGAGTGTCCCTAAAGGTCGCTTGAGTCTTTTTAACTCCGCTACACGGCTCAGAACGGCTTGTATGGCATCTAAAACACGCCTTGCTGTGGCTTCTGTTCCACCGCCTTCAGATTTACCTATCTGCCAATCTGCAAGGACCACATTGAATACGCCTTCCCCATAAGTTATTTGAGTCTTGAGGCGTTTATGTTTTTTAATTTCTTCTTTAACAATATCGAGGTTGTAGTCAATCTTGGAATCTTTTATTCGAACTACTTTGCCTTTCCATTGACGATTTAAAGCGCCAAGAGGGTCACCCCAAACATTAAATAAGACTGGCTCGACAACAGCAAAGTGTTCAGGGTCCAATCCCCACATACGAAGAACGCCCGACCAATCGGGAACAGTTTCTCCCTCCATTGGTAATGTAGTGACTTCACCTTCGTCACCTTTCCATTCAATTCCGGGAACCCATTGAGCCTTTCGGTCTCTTTTAGGAGGTTGGTGTTCTTCTTCATTTACTTGTCCAACGAGCGCCTTTAAGCGTTCATCGAAACTCATCTAGGACACCTGCACCCACCAGCGCGATGACGGCGCATTGTGGCTTCACTCATTTTGTATCCCTCGCCTTCGCATAGTCGAACTAAATCAACATGGCGAATTCTTTTATCGGCGAGCGCAGTTTTTAAAAGTTCTGCTTCTTCAGTATTAATGACGGCAAGCATTTGTCCAACAAAGCACTCTTGTCCTGCAAATACTTTTGGATTATTTACAAGTTGAGTTAAACCTTCTTTAAAGGTGCTGATTGACTGCTTTGCAACGCGAGCATTTAAGCGAGTACGGGACGGTGAGGTATTCGGCAAGGATTCTGCCACATCGCCAGCACTTGGGGAGTTCGTCACGATTTGAGCCCCTTCCGTATGGGTCTTTTATAGGCTCGGTCATCGTTATCTTTCTACATACGCTTGAAAGTTAGCGGCGATACGAGGTCTATCTTTGTCATCCAATCCTAGGGGAATAAAGGCTCCTAAGGAAGCGACACGCAAGACTTTCGTTGAAGAAATCGTTACATCCGTTAAGTCAGAAAGAAGGTCTCGAATCGTTTTAGTTTTATCACGAGCAGTTGGGTAATCATCTCTTGCGCCCCTCACAACGACTTGGATACGAGGCATATCAACATCATAAGGATTACCGCCAAAACTTTCTCTTGGTGGCATACCTTCGTACTCGTAAATAGTTACACAAGCATCAGGAGTGGCTGGCATTTTACCTAAAAAGATATTAACTCCAAGAGTGCCTTGTGAAGCGTGAGCGCCAAAAGCACCAGCAGTATTTTGTAAGTAATCGCCTATGGATTCAATTATCATCTAAGCATCCCTTTCGTTGCTCTCTCAACTTTATCAGCAATACGACCGCTGATGCCATGAACCTGACGAGTCATTGGGTCTTCTAGGTATTTGGCTTTGCCATGAGGGTGATTGGCTTCAAGGTTTTCGTGAACATAAATTGAGTATTCCGTAGCCGAACCTCCATAGGTAAGTTCGACATAAACTTCATTTCCTCGTTCAAACACTCCTACTTCAGGACGAATACGACCTGACTTTTTCAAAGCACCTGTATCGACAGGGACTTCATCTTGAGAAACTGCAAAGGCTTCTTGTGCTTCATGGCGTAAGGCTCGAGCGGCAACTTTTACACCTTCGGGTCCTGATTGAGCGAGCGCTTGCTGAAGTCTTCCAAGGTCGGGAAACCAAATCTCCATTACATACCAAAATGAACAACGGTGTGATGAGCAGTTGAGGAAGTATCGTTAGGTGAATCTATCTTTACAATCACAGGAGTCGCACCGCTAGGTAAAGTCATTTTATGACCAAGAGTTAGGCTTGAGTAATCTCCAGCAAGATAAGCACGACCAGCAGAAACAATGTCTTGTCCTTCGCTATCTTTTACAAGAACAACATCATCAACTATTCGACAACGCACACTTATATTTGTCGCGCTAAAAGTTTTCTTTCCATACTTATCGTTTGAAGCGGTTGCATTAAAAACAACCGTATCGGGCATCATCTCTAAAAAATTAGCAGAATCAAAACCTGTTGTTCCTGACCATTTAGCCATTATTGAAGACTGCTCTCCGAAGTACTTGTACGAGGATTATCCATTTGACCTGTGTATGCATCTGTGTTGTAAGTTGTAACGGTGCGGTCTGCTGTGGACTTAAGAGCCTCAGGATTGGCAACCCACGAAACAGTAAACTTACGATGACGGTTTGCTCTGATAGTTCTCGCGAGTTCTTTAAAGCCCTGTGCTTGAGATGAGAAAGTTTCGTTTAACGATAAGTCGCCAACAGACTTTGAGTAGTCTGCTTTGTTAGCAAACTTAGCCCCAAGGATTTCAGCAGCATTGGCGGCGGCTTCATAAACATCACTCCACTCGGTTAAGAGATAGGCAATTTCCTCATCGCTAAGAAGTTGGCGAGTGGTATCCACATCCTGAATAAGGAAGCGGACTTTATCGCGGTCGGCGGTTGCAGGTCCTACATAAGTCCAAGTCATACCCTTATATTACACTCGCCGACCCCAACTTATCTTGTTCCACGCTCTTTCGTGGAAATAATAGATAAAGACTTTAACAACGGTTTCCCAAAAGGCTATAAGAGCCGCTAGAGAGCCTTTACCAGTAATTACATAAACCACAGCAACCGAAGATACGGTTCCCCATATTCGATAACTAAGAGATTTAACAAAAGACCGAGCCTTAGTTACTTTCATCTTTGTCCTTTTTAAAGAAGTGTTCGGCTTCTTTATCTGCCCAGTCGTTATTTAAAAAGAAATCAGAGACCCATTTCCTTGCGCTTTTGAGTAGCACTAATAGCCTCAATTTCATCTCCTAACTTAACTTGCTCAATCTTATAGCCGACATCTCGCCCATAAACGATATTAGTAATGTTAGGAAACTTAACGACCATAGCGTTTCTCATCTTAGGGTCGGCTTCAATAAAGGTCTTTACTTCAGCAAAGGTAAGAGGGTCTTTCTCGCTTGTCTTGTAGGTGTTACGAACTCCAAGAACTACTTGGTCTGTTCGCTTCTCAGCCTCATCATAAAGAGCGTGGTGTCCTTCGTGCCAAGGTTGGTAACGACCAAGCATAAGAGTTGTTGGCTTTCGCCAATCATAAAGACCACAATGAAAGATAACTAATTCTGCTTCTTCAGCAATAGACATACCTTCGGGGATTTCGACATCAAAGTAAGTTGGGTCTTCCCACATCTTATTTGTATCTACAAAGCGACCTTCTTCAATTCGATTAACCCAAATAAGATGGTCGGGAACTCCAAAGGCATCTCGGGTTTCCATAGTTGGACAAATAAAGTCCACAATAACTATCTGACCTTGCTCGTCAAGTAATCGAGCGAGCGCACCTAAGCGCCGAGCGTTCTCGATTCTATCTTCAATACTAAAGGCTAAATCTTTATTAAGGTCGGCTCTTACTTTATCGGCATTAATATGAATACCATTAACGCGGTCTGCTAGTTCGACGGCAAGTGAGGTTTTACCTGAACCTGCTTGACCTATAATTTGAATTATCATTAGACTCCTTCTATGGGAACTCAGACTATCTATTGGGCGGCATTTAATCAAAACTCTACACCTGATTTAGAACTTAAGTCACTTGTTCGACATATTTCAACTACTCAAAGTAATCACATTGGAAGTAATCAAGTCGCCTGTCCAGCCATACGAAGTAAGCACACCAATACTTTTTATAGCACTTTTCCTTACGACCTAGAAGTTATGTTTAAAGATAAGTTAATAACTAATAAACCTGAGGTCATTGAACAACGAACTGGGCTATATGAAAACTCGTATGCTTTTAACTGGCATTACAATCGAATCTTCTTCTCAGCGGTTCCTCAGATAATGGAAACTAGCCCAGCCTTCCTCCATCGAACTACTTATTCTCAATACGGACACGCACCAAGCGGAGCCTTTGACATAGGTAAGTGGTTTAGACCGTCTGCCCCGACTTTTCAATTATGGTCAGGAGTTAATGAGTTTAAGGTTTCAAAGGGTGAGGCTCATTTGTATTTTAACTTTCCCTCTAAAAATACTATTGAGTTTAAACAGTTTAAAATGACGGATTTACTTTACGAGATAAGTTCAGCCTCAGTAGGTCATAAACAATCAATTCCTAAACAGAACCTTCAAAGCCTTTATACTCGATTTAGCCAAAGCGGATTTCAAAAGAAAATTATGACCGAAGTCGAAGCCAACCTTCTGTAAAGACATCTAAGGCATTTGAATACTTTTGTATTACATAATCCGATAACACTTCTTCAGGTTTAGTCGAGGACTTACTTATCTGAGGACGGATAGTATGGAGTGTTGGAATGCCAAATTCTTCTTCGTCTTCAGAGTTATCGTGTTGAGGGATGTTTTCAAAGTCGTGTTCATAGTATTCAATTTCTAAATAGTCATAAATCTCAGTAACTATTTCTTTTGGATTTGTTACTAAATCGTTATAAGTTATTAAATGGAACCATTCTTGATAAACGCCAGCGTTTTTTAACACCGAGTTTTCTAATTCAATTGCTCCCGAAGGGCGCATTAACCAGTCACATCTTGCGTCGTTAATTGGTCGATACGACAAAGAAGGGAATTTTTGTTCGAACATTAACTTATCAATAAAATTAACCTGCGGATATTGCTCTGCAAGTTTTATGAATGAAGCCAATACTTCAAGAATAGGTCTATAAGTTACAAGAATTTTTGGCTTATTCATTGTAAGCAATTCAGGTAAAGATTCGTCTGTTCCCCAATATCTTCCTTTGGTAAGGTTAGATAAATTGGGATTTTGTTTTAAGATATTAAAAAGTAATGTGCTTCCGCTTCTAGGCATACCACTAATGTAATAGTTGTAACTCATTTATATTTTTTTTCTTGTCTAAAAAGATTTCGATACGCATTAATCCACGAACTTCTTATTCGTCTGTAATCTCGATAAATCTCCTTTCTTTCCTCTTGTCCGCCTATACGCATTTGAAAGTTATCTCGCTTGAAAGGAATAACTTGAGCGATAGGGGTTCCCGCTGGAATATCGCCTTCAAATCCTTCATCTATTAGAAATGGTAACTGGACAGAATTGTTATAAGTATCTGTATCAACATATCCTTCAAGAATTCTTATCCCTGTTTTTTCTCGATGAGTAGGTGGCATAAAATAACACGAATAACCTTTTGGAGTTTTAATGCCCCAAGGATTTCTTATTTTTGGAGCACCGACAGGTAAATCTAAACCTCTATATCCTACTAATTGATGAGCATTGTGAAAAACGACTGTATCAGTAGTGTCGTGAGCCCAAAGTATATTCAAGGTTTTATTTTCATCATAACAAATAGTTATGTCTGTGTGGAGTAGCAATAAGTAGCCAGCCGTAAAAGCGTCATATACGGGCATACATCTTTTTATAGTTTCTGTTTCTTGTTTTTGCTTTCCGTTGTCCTTGGAGTAGTAACTAACCATATTTTTATACCATTTAGGTATGTTTTTTTCAGCAGGTATTGGATAGAACTCTAATGGAATCGTTTCATCGCCATATTGTAAAGTAAAAATAATTTCTTGGTTTTTCATTAATCCACCACATTTCTTTTTATCTCTTGGGTAATAACATTATGCAATCCACGCTTCATAAACTTATCATACAAGTATTGGAGTCCTCTATGTGGGTCGTGTTGTTTATATTTAATACACCCCCAACTTAATTCTTCTAATTCTTTAGTCATATAGAATCGTTTTAATTGAATCTTTTCTTGAGTGTGAAACTTTACATAAGCAATCGGGTCGTTTCGCTTAATATGTACGGTATTAGTTTCCTCATTTAATTGAATAGCGCCCTCTATTGGTCTGAACCACTTACCAATATCCATTGAACCTCCAACATAATATCCGTCAAATACTGGTTTGTGATAATGAGCAGGGCTAGTAGTCATTTGTAATGGCTCCTCTGACCAAAATATCCAATTACCTCTTACTGCAAAAGTATAAGCATTTAATACGGAGGGTTGTTTCATCTTTACAAATTCAAGATTATTTTGATGTTGAGAGCCAATAGGAAATACACTCAACTCTCTATCCAAACCAAAAACAACCTCAAAGGGTAAGCGAAGAATAAAAGTGTTTTTTATACTATCTTGAAAAGCGTGACATTGAAACCAATTATCTCCATTTGCTTCTTTATTTCGCCTTGGGATTAAATCTGTTAATAGCGAGTCAGGCGTATTATAAAGTAATTGAACGCTTGGGTATTTTTCTGCTATTGAAAAGGGCGACCAATAAATTGTTTTCATTTATACACCTTTGGTTGTCTCATAAAGCGACTATAAAAACCACTTAGGTAGGTATCGCGTAAAGTCATAAACAAAGAATACTCTGTAGGGTTAGAAGATATTTTTTCACTTTCCCATTCTTGTCTTTCAAAAGGAATAATTTGAGCAATAGGAGTGCCTTTAGGAATAACTCCAGTAAATCCTTCTTTGATAAAAAAAGGAATGTTTCCTGCTACTGAAAAGTAACCACTATCAATAATTCCAGAAGTTGTTACAAAAGGTAAGTCGTGTCTATTAAGTGGGTGGGTTACTAAAATGGAGTCTTTTTTATTTGTCTTCGTACCCCACATAGCCGCCCAAGCAAACATTATTGGAGATGTTCCTAATGGTTGAGGCATCCCGTAACCTTGATTATTAGGGTTATTAATATCTCCCCTTTTTTTAACAACATTAAAAGTTAGTTGTCCATTATGGAAAATATCAATATCACCTGTATCGCTTATGGCAACTTCGATGTCTGCTGGAAGCAAATACATGTAGCCATTAACCATTGCATCCCTAAAAGGAACGCAAGTCTTTACATCTTTTTGACCTAAGGCTTTAATAGGTTTATCTGAATTATTAATAAATCGAGGAAGTTTTTTATACCATTCAGGTAAAGAAGAAGAAGCAGTTATTGGCTCTGCCTGAGCCGCCTCTACATATTCATTTAAAGGCTGAAATTGAATTTTTTTCTTATTGTTGGGAAACCGCATAAAGTAAACTTAAGACATTAATTATCTAAAGTCAATTATAACTAAAAGTGTTAGCCCTCAATTATTTTTATAAATGCAGGAAATTCCCAACCTTCAGGTCTGGTGTGAGCATTTTCTTCTAGTAGTTTAGAGTCGGCAGGTAAGTCGCTTTTTTTAATTTCTCTAATTTGAGGAGGAAAAAGAACTTCATCTGAAGGAACAGTAAAACCATTTTCTTCTGTATGTGTAGTCCAAATCTCTGGAGATTCGTCAAGAATAATTACTGTTTCAGAGTCCGTTTCTACATAACGAACACAGCCCCAATGAGCAAGTTGTCCAGCCATATTAGATTCAAAATTAGCATCATCTTTATCTATAACAATATGATTAACAACTTGGTCGTTCTCGTTAATCAAAGCAAAAGTTTCGTGTGACATTTATTTCTCCTATGCCATGTAAGTAATAATTACTGCGCCCGATGCTCCGATAGAGCCGTATCCTCCACCAGTACCCTCAACACCTGTGTGTGTGCCTAGGTCTCCTTTTTTACCACTAATACCAAAAGAACCATAAACAGGAGTTGTAGTTCCTGAACCACCAGCAAGTGCACCTAACAATGGAACGGCGCCACCAGTCGTGCCAGCAGGTTGTCCACCTACACCTGCACCAGAGTTAGCGTTAGTAAGTGCTGGGACGGCATTGTAAGGACCAACAGCGTTAGCCGAGTTAATACCTACATCGGCAGGGAAAGCAATTGTTGTAGTACCTAGACCCCAGTTACCAGCATTACCACCGGCTCCGCCAGTAGCACTTACCGCTCCTGCCGTTGAAGTTCCACCAGTTCCACCAGCAGCCATAACTACAGAACCACTTGCGGTTACTGGAGTAACATTGAAGTTTCTTGCTGAGGTGTTATTTGAACCGCCACGACCCCATTGGTCATTTTGCCAAAGATTAACTGTATAAGTATTTCCTGAAGTTACTCTTGCTCCAGCCGCGCCAACAGTAATTGTAAGAGGACCAGTTAAAGACATTTGTGTTTGTGCAATACCACCTGAACCGCCGCCAGCACCATTGAGATTAGTAGATATATCCGTTGTAGTAGTTCCAACTACTGAAGTTCCAACATTCTGAGGGAAAGTAGCGTGGGTGTCTCCAAAATAATCCACTCTGGCTATTCGAACACTTCCGCTTCCTACTGCCAGCGTGCCTATTGACCCAGTTCCAGCACCGCCACCACCGATTACTTGAATAGTAATAACAAGAGGCTTTTCCGCGCCATAACCATCAGGCAAATTAAATGTTCCTGATGAAGTGAATTTTTGATAACGAGGGGTTAAACCGCCACCACCGCTTGCTGGAATTGAGGATGTAGGCATTAGACGCTCTCCACTCCGCTAATGTGGAATGAGACAGAAGTTGCGCTCGCTCCACCTGTAATTAATTTTGTAGTTGTAAGAACTTGCTTCATATCAATTACCTGAGTTGTATTAGCCGATAGAGCAACAGCGGTTACAACTGGAATAGAGTCAAAAGAGATTGTTGCTGTTTGTGCCGAAGCAGAGTTATTAGAAATAAGAATGCTTGTAACAATTGTGGTTGTAGAAGCAGGGACGGTGTAAAGAGTTGTTCCTACTGTCGTAGTAGCGTTACCTCTAAATAAGGCTACTGGTGTATTTACTGCCATGTGCTCCTCTTTCTCTTTGGCTTATTCTGCCATAGAATTTTAGTTTTTAGTTATAAAGCGCCCATAATGAATAGCATTTCAGAGTTACCAAGGTCGCTTGTGACCGCTATTGTGCCACCGCTTGTTGGTAAAGTGAGAGTTCCGCCAGCCGAAGAAGCGGCTTGAAGAACAGTCGTTCCTGAAGATGAACCATTAATGCTAATAGTGCTTGTAAAAGTCTTATTGGAGAGAGTCTCTGTTCCGCTAACTAAAGATACTGTTCCTGAAGCATTTGGAAGCGTAATTGTATTATCTGCTGTTGGGTCCACAACAGTAAGTAATGTTTCAAATGCATCATTTGTAGAACCTTCAAAGAAAAGACCAGTCGAACCGATGGTTTTATTCGTAAGTGTGTAAGTTCCTGTTGTCGTTAAAGCGTTGGTATCGATATAGGTCTGAACATCGTTAGCGAGGTTTGCTAAATCTAAAGGGATATTAATTGCGTCCGTTGAATTTGGATAACGCAACCCACCTGAAGTTGTTGGCATTTATGCCTCCTAAACGATTTCTACGCCAAAGGCGTTAAACGATAATGTACCAGATGTCGAATAAACTCTAAGAATATCCGAGGCATCCATTGTGATTCCTAAAGCAAGTTCTGTGGTTGAGTTCCCATTAATTTGAACTTCACGAGCCACATATTGAGCCAAAGTATCAGCCGCGCCGTTTTGTGCTACAGATACTCGGAAAGTAGTTGCCGTCGAACCTGTATTACAAACCACCACTGAGTTAATAATGGCATAAGTAGCAGACGGAACAGTATAAAGAGCAGTAAGAGTCGCCGCAGTAGGCGCAGACTGTCCTAAGACTTTATAGGTTAATGCCATACTGGTAACTCCTAGTCAGTAATGGGTGCGGTTTATTAGCCGCAGTACGAAGTCTATCAGCCCAATCACGAACTATGTTCGAAAACGAGGCGGCGGCGAGTGCGCCGTAATTTGCATAAGCGGTGGCTCCTTGGTTTGTTAAACCTGAACGAGTAAGCGCTCCATAATCGTTACCAATAGTAGTTTTAGTAAGACTTAATAAGGCATCTGTAAGTCCAGTTAAGTCATACATATCGGTAACAGTTAATGCGTTACCAATGTTCCCAATGAGAGCACCTACCTCAGCATAAGTCCATGTAAAGGAAGCGGCGGCTAAAGCGTTGTAATTAGGATATGGAATTGCTAGCGCGGCATAAGTTCCATGTTTAGCGGCAACAGAGTTATAACCAGTTCTAGTTACTACTCCAAGATTAGTTGTCTCTCTTAGGTCGGTTGTAGTGGCTGTGTAGGCGTTCAGACGAGTCATACGGTCATAGATTTGTTGAATACGAGCATTGGTTAAAAAGATATTTGGAGTAACGGCACTCGCATAAGTTCCCCATGTAGAAGCCATGCCAGCATAAGTATCAAAGTAAAGGTAGAGCCATTGGTAAGTGCTTGGGATTGGCAGAGTGCTAGTTGTAGGTGTTGTGGCTTGAGAATAATAATCTTCTTGGTCTTCTGTTCGAGCAACCAATGGAGGCCATACTTGGTAGGCGACAGGCTGAATATATTCAACAATGTTTTGGTCTGTTCTTAAATCTGAAATATCAACAGAAGCACCTAAGGAAGAAGGTAGTTGGATTAGAAAAGTTCTTCCACCTTCAAAGGATTCTTCAAAGAGATAGTTGTAATTTAAAGGACTAACATCAGGGTCATTAGTTACAGGAACTTGAATACTGAAAGCACCATTAACTAAGTCTGTTGTAATAACAGAAGGAATAATAATTCTATCTGCGGCTGAGTCAATCAAAACCTGAGAAGGATAAATCTTTACCTGCCCAAGAATTGGAACTCCTTGGAAATCTAAATACTCTCCAGTTAAAGTTATAAGAGTTATGTTGCCGGGTAATGCCATTTAGAACGCCCTTGAAGGATAAAGGATTCCATTATCTCCAATGTTGCCGATAGAGGTAATGTAAGAATTAACTAGGTTGCGAGCGTTATTAGAGTTAGTGATAGCAGTTGTTAAGCCTGATTGTAATGTCGCTAAGAATGTTTCTACTGCCGCCGCCTTACCTTCTACAACGGTCAATCTATTTTCGTAAGAATTAAACTCAGCGCCATCGATGTAAAGAGCGCCAGTTCCATCGTTTGCAACCGCAGGAGAAACATCTGCTAAATCTACTGTTGCAACTGCGGCTGGTAAAAGAATGTCAAATGAACGACCACCTACAAAGGCTTCTTCTACAAAATAAGTGAAATCTACTGGAGAGGCATCAGGGTCGTCTGTGGCTACAAGTTGCTGAGAGAACGCTCCGTTAGCGTCTAGCGTTACAACGATTGTGCTATTAACAAGGATTACATTTGAGGTAACATTTCGAAGAACAGCGCGAGGGGTGAACTTAACCTGTCCAGCGATAGGCACGCCAGAGATATCAATGTAGGTTCCTGTAACAGTTACAAGACTTAAATTAGCAGGAATTGCCATTCGTTAGTCCTTATGCGCCTTGTCGTAGAACATTGAGTATCTGTGTGCCTGAGGCAGTAATTCCATACAATGCTTCGCCTGCATCTAAATGAATATCAAAATGCTCATCAGGGTCAATAAGGTGTCCATAACTTGTTGAAGTAACTCCTGCGCCACCGATAAAGACTTCTGTTGAGTCGCCCTTAGCGGATTGAATCATTACATTCATTCCATCACGACTGCTATTGGCTTGTGCTAAAAGAGTTGCTGTTGTTCCTACTGTTACTCGTCCATGTAGAACGGCCATTGTTATCTCCTTAGACTAGAAAGGGCGACTATTTCTAGCCGCCCTCCTAGTTTATTCTGTGTCTGAGTCTTTTATGACTTTAGACTTGGTTTCTTTTTTAATTTCTTCTTCATAAACAAAAGTAATGTAGCGTGAGCCTTCAAGTGATTTAGCATTACGCCATCCACTTACATCGACAATTGTTCCTGATAGCAATTCTTTACCGTCCACGGTAAGCGTCTTGAGGATTTTTGCTTTCATCTTACGCCGTTGTATCAATCCAGCAGTATGAGAAGGTCGCTGACGCTTGGTCAATTGCTTCCGCTGTTGGGTTGTAGAGGTAGATGGTTACTGTGTCTGCTGCTGTTACTGCCGCTCCTGCGAAGATTAAATCATCGTTAAGAGTTGAAGGTGGATTCACAATAATGATGTCAGTTGTAGCCGCACCAGTTAATGTAAAGGTTGTTGCACCTCTTGTTGTTGCGTTGATAGAAGCAGGGTCGATTGCTACTGTGCCGAACTCAATACCGTAAACAGTATCGTTGTCGCCAATTTGTAGTGCGCCGACTGCCGCTTCACCGCGAGTAAGTCT